CTACTATCTTTGCGCCGAACACTTGGGCGTGACCAAGGCCAAGCTGGCCAACCGCATCGTCAACGATCCTGAACTGGATGCCATCGCCAAGGACGAGCGGGGCAAGATGCTGGACAAGGCAGAGCGCAAATTGATGGAAGCGGTCGAGGATGGTCAGCAATGGGCCATCCAACTCATGCTCAAGACCCTGGGCCGGGATCGAGGCTATGTTGAGCGACAGGAAGTCCACTCTGTCAACCAGGTCCGCCTCGAAATAGTCGAAGAGATCGTTGACTCCTCCATCTCTGGAAAGTCAATGGAAATACCCATCACGGTCAACAGTAATCACTATTCGCCCCGCCTACCGGAGACCTTCAACGATGCCACCGAAACCGAAGGGGATATCGACGCAGACTCAGAAGCCGACTGATCTCAAGACGATCACCAAGACGATGCGCCTGCACAAGGTGCAGCATGAATTCCACCATTCCAATGCGCTATACCGAGCCTATTGCGGAGGGATAGGAAGTGGAAAGTCATATGTTGGAGCTTACGACATACTGAGAAAAGCTATGTCGGAGAAAGGCCGGAATCGCCTCTACATGGTGATCAGCCCGACCTACACGATCCTTCAAGATGCCACCATGCGAACCATCTACCAGCTGGCGGATGAGTTGGGCGTTACCAAGGAGAAGTGGAAGCAACCGCCTCGACTCGTCCTCAACAACGGTAGCGAAATCATCTTCCGTTCCGGTGACGATCCAGACAAGTTGCGCGGACCAAACCTTTCCGGCATCTGGATGGACGAAGCATCCTACATGAGCGAGGAAGTGTTTAACATCGCCATCGGTCGCCTTCGTGAGGGGGGAGAAATGGGATTTCTCACCGCAACCTTCACGCCCAAGGGAATGCAAAACTGGACATACAATGTCTTTGGAAAAGGTGACCGGGAGAACACAGAATTATTTCGATCAAAAACTTCACAGAATCCCTTCCTCGCTGGAGAGTTTGTGGGGGCTATCTCCAAGCAATACTCAGACAAGCAGGCATCACAGGAACTCGATGGAGATTTCGTAGACTCAGATGGTGCGGAATGGCCCAACTCCCACTTTGGAGAGCATATCTGGGTTGATGACTTCCCGAAGAACGAACACATTACCATCAGTACGCTGTCAATAGACCCATCCAAGGGAAAAGATGCCCGTCATGGTGACTATTCGGCAATCGTCAAGCTGGCGCGGGATCGGAGCAATGTCCTCTACTGTGATGCGGTCATGCTCAAGATGGATTCGGAGCAGATCATCAGCCGGTTTGCCAAGGAGGCAACCGACTTTGAGCCGGATGCCCTGGTAGTCGAAACCAACCAGTTCCAGCATTTGCTGGCGAAGCAGATCATGGTTGAGTGTGAAAGCCGGGGAACTGATATTCCAATTATCCAGCTTTACAATACCATCAACAAGGATGTGCGAATCAGAAGGATTGGACCCTATCTCGCCAATAGGAACATCCGATTCAGGAGATCAGAGGGTTCCCGCCTTCTTGTCGCGCAACTGCGTGAGTTTCCCCTTGGGAAATTCGATGACGGTCCAGATTCTTTGGAAATGGCGTTGAGGGCGATGATCGGTATTTGGAATAACCGGAAATCGGGGCGTGTTGCGCGGAGACTAATGGCATGAGCGTCTGGCAACAAATTATCGATTTCCTCATCCCTGGAAGGTCAAATGGGCGCGTCTCCCCTGAACATGGCAAGAAGGTGCGCCGACCCCTCCGAGAGAATGTTCTCACCAACGATTTCTGGCTTTCTTCTTACATTGATCTTCTGGATCGTTTTAGGGATGGTGGGGTATACAGCTACCCTATTTCAAACCCGCAAGACCGCATCTACGGATCAAACTATCCGTTCTGGTATTCCGAGCAGCAGCTTGGACTCTTCCGCGCCCAGGCACGATTGGTGGCTACCACTAATCCTAATGCCCAAGGATTACTCAACGGACTCTGCTCATATGTCATCGGGCCGGGGTTCAACTATCGGATCGGGCCTAAAGCAGGTACGGATGCCGAGGACTCGCTCGTCAATGCCGTCCAGGAAGTAGTCGAGAAATTCCGCAACGACAACGAATGGGATTTGCTTGAACAGGAAGTCTTCAGCCGATCCCGCACCGATGGCGAATGTTTCCTTCGTTTGTTTCCCCAGCCTTCTGGACGGTTATTGGTTCGCACCGTCGAGCCGGAACAGGTCATCCAGCCACCTGGAGAGGATTTCTCGCATTGGTCCTACGGGATCGAGACCGACCCGGATGATGTTTTTAACATCAAAAATTACCACATAAGCCACATTGCGCCCCGTGGGGAGGACAAGGAACACGACAAGACCCCGGAAACGCCGATGGGCGAAATCGTCAAGGCGCACAACATAGTTCACATCAAGTGCAATGTCCCCAAGTCAATCAAGCGGGGCGTTTCAGACTTCAGCTTTGAAACCCTGGAAACCTTCTCAATCGCGGCCAAGTTGCGCCGGAATCTGGGCGAAGGGGCATCGGTTCAATCCGCCATCGCTGCCGTGCGCCAACACGATACGGCAAGCATCCAGCAGGTCGAAACCTTCGTGGATGATGCTACAGACTATTCGGTAGCCAACACTCCATCTGGAAGGTCTACCGATTATCAGCGCATCGAGCCGGGGACATTCCTCGATATCCCCAAGGGCATGAACTATGTGAAACCGCCTGGGGCTGAATCGGCAACGGATCATCTCGACATTTTCCAGGCATTGCTGCGATCCGCTGGCAACCGCCACAACGCCCCAGAATGGCTTTCCAGCGCAAACATCTCCGGGGCCAACTACGCATCTAGCCTGACGGCAGAGTCGCCATTCCTCCGCAATTGCGTCCGGTTGCAGGCTTTCTATCGCCGCCACTTCTTGAGGATCATCACCAGGGTGATCCGCCATGCCGCCGAGATGGGTCGCTTGCCCATCAATGTCCTCGATCAGGTCGAAATCATCATCACGCCACCCGCGGTCGAAGCTAGGGACAAGATTGCCGATTCCCAGGCAGATCAGATTTATTACAACATCGGGGCCAAGTCTGTTCAGACCATCGCCCAGGAGCGAGGCCTCGATTTCGAGCAAGAGCAGCACAACATCCAGAAGATGCAAGAACTCATGCCAGACGAGCTTGCACCTGGGGAAACCGAGCAGCAGATTTCTGATTCTGCCCTCAACGGTCTCCAGATCGAAAACCTCACCGCCATTGTCATGCGGGTCGCCACAGGGCAGATTCCCGTGGATGTTGGCCGCGCCATCGCCCGCGCTGCCTTCCCCCTCATGGATGAGTCGCATATCAACGAGATTTTCCCAGAATCGCTGGAATCCTCGCAGAAGGTTCCGCCCCGCGCCGCTGGCGGGATGAATCCCGTGAAAGAGTTGCCTACCGGGGTGGATAAGGATTTGCAGAAACCGCCGGAACCGGAAGACCAGTTGGTGGCTGAATCCCTGCAAGAGGGCAAGTACGACAAGATCAACTTCACGCCACCGGCATCGGTTCGCGCCGCTGCCAAGCGGGGGCTGGAGTTGCGTAAAAAGTATGGCAGGGGTGGAACCGCTGTTGGCATCGCCCGCGCCCGTGACCTCTCCAATGGCAAGGAAATGTCGCCATCCACGATCAAGCGCATGACCTCCTTCTTTGCCCGCCATGAAGTGGACAAGAAAGGCGAAGGCTGGGGCAAGGATTCCAATGGCTATATCGCCTGGCTTTTGTGGGGCGGTGATGCCGGATGGTCTTGGGCCAAGAAGGTGGCCAACCAGATGGATGCCGCCGACAAGAAGGGCAAGTAATGGATTTAAGGACGCGCCGGTTCAATGCGGAATTGGCATCGCTTATTGGGATTCAACATATTGAAGTCCAATATTCGATCAACCGCATTGCACGGCAGACTATGGGGATCATTTCACGCAGACTGCGATTTTCATTGGTCGATGAAAACCTGAAGAATCCAAGGCATATTTCCTACAACATCGAGATCGGTTTCTCAGAATTCGCCTCCTTCGTGGAAAAGCGGATCGAATCACTCGCGACAATTTATCTGCGAAACATGGGTCGCATATTCACCGCCACCTTGGAAAAGTATTCCATGATGGAGGCGAAGCGAACCATCAACAAAACCCTGTTTCCTGGGGTTCCCAAGAGCGTCATCCTGAAGATCGTCGCCAACCAGCGTGTAGCCGATAGACTGCTCAAGAAAATGCAGAAGAGCGGGATGAACCCGTCCACGATGGCGGCGATTGTGTCACTTCAAACAGACACAATGAAAAGACAAAACTTGTTGGAACAATATTTCAGGGCCATGCGGAATAACGCATACACCATTGCCCGCACCTCGATGTCCGAGATGATAGGAAAAACTGGCAAGATTGCTTACGAATCCCTGCCCAAGGATTTGATCGGTTTCCAGATTCATGGCATCCTGGACGAGCGCATCCGGCCTGCCCATCGCGCCAGGAATGGAACGATCTATTACAAAAAACCCAGATACGACAATCCCGGTTTCGACCAGATGCCCAACCCGCCGCTGGAGGCGGATGGTTCGATGGCATACAACTGCCGTTGTTGGTTGACCCCGATAATGTCCCTGGATGCCAAGAAGTTTTTTGACTTCAAGGGGCGGATCATCCCCAACGCAAAAATTTTTAATGAGTGGTTTTCGACCAGTTCCAAGGACAGGCGGATCATGGCGGTTGGGGTTCGCAGGTACAATGCGGCTACGAAAAGACTGCGAAAAGGTGAAAAACTAGAGTGGGCGAGTATGCTTGACCCTGTCACCGGAATGCTTCTTGACGAAAAACAGCTGCTGGCCGAATCGCCACAAAAGCGGGCAGCTAGGATCAAAAAAGCAAAAAAGGTGATCGGGGGGACTTGACAGATTTCGTCAAGCGAAGATTATAGCGATATGCAAAGTACCCAATTATTGGTCGAAGAGTTGCAGGGCATTTTCCAGTTTGGAGCAATCCAGGCTGGGAAAAAGCTCACCGTTGACCGCGACAAGGGTATCATCAAGGGTGTGAAGATCATCGGGTTCAACTCCCAGAATGGTCGCCGGTATCTGCCGGATGCCCTGAAGGAAGCGGTTCCCCTGTATGAGGGGATCAAGGTCAACATTGATCATCCCGAGAAAGGCCCGACCCAGCAGAGGTCTAGCCATGACCGATTCGGGAAATTCATCAATGTCCGCTTCGTGGAGAGTGAGGGAATCTACGGCGATCTTCTCTACCTGAAGAATCATCCCCTGGCCGATTCGGTTTGCGAGGCGGCGGAAAGGGAAGAGATGAACGATGTATTCGGAATGAGCCACAACGCCCAGGGTGAGGGCACGGTGGACAAGAATGACATTTTTGTGGTTTCCAGGATCACCGAGGTTCGCCATGTCGATCTCGTTGCAGACCCGGCAACAACTAAATCGCTTACGGAATCGCAATCGCCAAGTGAGCAGGAAACAGAAGAAGCGGCGGGAAATCGAGTTCGTTACAAGAGCAAAAGACAGGCTGTTGGCGCGAAACGCAAATTCGTGAAAGCCAAGTCCAAGGGGGCTAAAAAGCCGACCGGGACTCTGAAGGAATCTGATGACGAATCTGAAGATGCCAAGGAAATGCATCAGATGATCATGCAGATTCTGACCAAGAACGACACGCCCGATGACAAGAAAGCGGATGAAATTGTTGCCATTTTAACTGGTGAAGCAGGGGATTATGACATGGAAGCGCAAGAGAGCGTCCAGGAAGAAACCAAGGCCGAAGAGTCTCCCGTGACCGAGGGGAGCTATGGCAAGGAAGACGAGAAGATGAAGGAAGGCGATTACGCCAAGATGTGCGAGAAGTGCGGCGCGAAGATGGAAGCGATGGGTGAGGAAGAACCCGAAGACGAGATGGGTGACGATGAATCCGATGAGGAAAAAGAGAAGAAAGCCATGAAGGAGTCCATCGATCCTTCAGCCGAACTCGCACACTACAAGACCAAGGATGCCATCCGTACTCTTTGCGAGTCCAACGGAGTCGAGTTTGAAGAGTCTCTGGTTCAAGACCTTGGTGGTCTTAGCCCGGAGTCCTTGGAGCGGCAGATCAAGCGGATTGCCGCTGCGAATCTCGCCGCGAAACCCAAATGCTCACCCACTCAGGCTACCTTCCAGGAGTCGAAAGAGGGTAGCAAGAAGTTTCCCGAAGGTGATTCCTTGTTCCGTTGGTTGGCAAACTAATTACGAAAGGGGTATAGACGATGGGAACTGCTTTTGGTGGATCGAAGCTGTACAAGCCAGCTTCCGATACCGTGATGAACCTGCCGAGCGTGGCATCCGTTGCCATCAGCGTTGGCGATCTGCTGTTCTGGGATACCACCAACAAGGTGCTGAAACCCTTTGACCAGTATGTGGCAACCGGCACGGTTAACACCGACCAAGCTGCCATCCGCGCCGTCTTCGCTGGAGTGGCCCTGCAAGGCAAGCTTGCCGCTGATACCTCTGGTGGTTACCCGGCTTTCAACGGCGAGGGCATCACCTTCACCCCCGATGCTCTTTACGAGGCTGATTGCGCCGCTGCGACCTTCGAGCCTGGCGATCTGGTTGCAGCTTCGGTGACCGCTGCTGCCGGTGCTGGGAATGTGGCCAACCAGACCCTGGTG